AAAAGTTTAGTAGATTCTGTTTTCACGTTAATTGCTTTCCCCTTTCTATCTGGATTAGGATCTTCTTTTTGCTTACGACGGAATGCTGCTTCCTCCTCATCTTTGGAGAGAGCACGTTTCATTTTGATAGAACCGCACTTTGGTTTGGTGGTTTGACCTGGCTGTTTGGCACAGGGTTTTCCTGCGTATTTACCACCCAATTGAACCCAACCAGGGGTGCCATCAGAAGACTTACTCTTGCCAAACCAGTCACGCAGAGAAGAATCACCACTTTTGTTTTCATTCAATGCCATGCTTTCTACAAAGTATTATACCTTATTTATTTCTTTTCATCCATGAGACCCTGCTTGATCAACTTCTGCAACTCAGCAGTTGTACCAACGATCAATGCATTATTGGTTACATGGGATGGACCTTTCTTATCTTCAGCATTCAGATCTTTCAATTCCTTTTGCAACTTGAGGAGTTTATCTGTTGCATCAGAAACATTCTTGATCAACTGACCAGCAACCTCATATGCTCTGGGTGAGTTGGTTTCTTGTGCTAATTCTAAGACACCATCTAAAGTTTCCTGTCCCTTCTCAATAATAGAGTACAGTTGACCTCTAGTATATTCATAATCTTTATCAACATCACTCTTTGTCAACCTATCAGGTTTCTCTTTCTTCTTGACAGGAGTTACATCTACAGTTTCACTAGTTGTATCTAATGCATCATCGATACCATCATATCCAGCCATGATTAAATATCCGTTTGTTGAGTAGGACTATATTGTCTAGAATCTGTAAAGAACAAAGTTTCTTCAGAGAATCCAAAATCATCTGCTGGATCAGCATTGATAGGATCGGGAACAGCAGTATATCTTTGCTCTCTCTTAGCAATAGTTTGATCAGTCTCTGTGTGATAATCGACTTGAACTTTTCTGATGAGTCCATCGGAAGAATCCGCAATAGGACCAAACATATAAGTCTTAGCAGTGAATTGTAAAGTATAAATCAATGCTCTTCTGGTTGTAAAGTCACCCTCATAATCATCCTGAATACTTACGTTATTAAGGACGAGAGGAATATCTTTTTTCTCACCAATAGATGAAACTAAATCGACTGTGATATTGAATGATGGTTGGAAGAATGGAAGAATCTGCTCAACAATCTGCAAAGCATCATCATTTAATTTACAATAGATTCCCAGTTCAAAATCAATATTATAAGGAACTGGCATATAAACTTGTTTGATACCACTGCCATCAGCAGCAACTGCCTTAAAGGTTTTTGTTACTGTGGTTTTTCTAGTGGGATCAATAGCAATACCCGTCATTTCAAATGACATTCTAGGTAAAGTAATTGCGACTCCCTTGCTTAAATCTGCTTGCTGTTGAATCTTAGCAAGAAACTTTTGCATTGGTGCATATGCAAGAGGCACCTTTATTTCATCAATAGTTCTCCCATCATCATTTGCATGCTTGATATTAATATTATTAAAAAGAGTTCCAAACGCAATGATCGTCTTTCTTATAATCTCGTGGTAAAAATAAGTTCCTAACATCAGAAGTCACCAAATGGGTTACCTTCGCTGAAATCAATGATACCTTGTCCAGCGTCTTCAAATTCTTTATTGGTGTCAAATGGTGATGTCTCGTCAAAAGTTTGATAAGATGCAATCTTCCTTCTTGCAGTAGAAGCAGTGCCTACCAGCATTTCACCGACAAAGAACGTACCACTATTTATGCCTACCTTAAGAATTCCTGTATTAACATCCCAATCTCTGACCTTTGCACTTACAGAAGAAGCAGCACCGATAACAGTTTCATTGTAGATAAAGTTAGCTTCATTAGGTTCTGTAGTTCCAATACCAGATGTTCTGGAAATTGTTAATGCAGGTGCTTCACTGTATCCAAATCCAGTGTTTCTATAGTACAACTGATTGACTCTTCCACCGAGAATGGTGAACTCAAACTCAGCAGTTCCAACACCAATTGCACCACCAGTAATAGTGGCAACACCAGCAACTGTTGGGGTATTGTAGTAGTTACTACCTCTAGCCAACAGTCTGACAGATGCAATACCTGTAGCACTATCATTGACAATCGCAGTAGCAGCAGCACCTGCACCAACTGCAACTCCATCAACTGTTTGTGGGGTGATGGTAATAGTTGGTGGATTAGTGCTGGTATATCCAAATCCAGGGTGGGTAATTAAGATTCTGTCAATAGAGTGAATACCATTCCTTTCTGTAGTTACGGCAACTGCCTCTGCCTGAGAACCTTGTAACAAGAGTGGTGATGTACTAATAGCAACCACAGGTGGTCTAGTATATCCAGATCCATCATCAGTCAATCTAATTTCTCTGATTAGTCCAGATCTACCGAAGTTATCAACTCTCAAGGTAGCAGTAATACCAGTTCCAACCAAAGTAAGTGCAGTAATATATCCCTGATCTTTTACTTCATCATCGATAAAGTCAATGCTAGTGTCAATATCTTCACCTTCATACTGGAAGAGTTCACACTGAAGTTTGTAAACGTAATTAGTTCCTAGTTGATAAAAAGGTTGTTCATGCTCAACTCTCTTTACCTCAAATAGTCTTTCACCTAATGGGAAAAATATTAGATCACCTTCTCTAGGTCTCGTATCTAAAATAATCTCATTATCAGGCATGTTACCCAAAAAGGGTTGAATGAATGTTTCAAATCTTTCCTTAGAAAGAATTAGTGTTACTTCATTCTGTAGATTGATACCAAACTTAGTCATGATATCAGATCCTGGTGCATACCCTTCAAAGTTTTCTAGGTATGCTTCGATAGCAAAGTTATCATCAAACTTAGACGCATCAATCTCTCGGATAATATCATCCGATCCCAATACTTTTCTTGGGAGATAATGAACATCTAAACCATACGTTCTAAGATGTTCGTTGATCAGATCTTGAAGCAGATATTGCTCGTTCTGTGAGCCCTGCAGAAAGAAGGGATTGAGTGCCATTATCCAATTAAATCAAGGGGTGGAATTTCATATTCGAGCATCATCTTCTCTTTGATTGCTTCGAGTTCTTTCTCAGCATCTTCATAGATCTCTCTACCATTTAGTTCAATACCACCAGGCAACTTTGCACCTTTGAACTTAATGAGGTTCTGTCCCCACTGTTTCTTGAGTAATGCAGTCAAATATAGTTTTACAAAACTATCATTGTACACATTGCTAAAGTCATTTGGATCCATGATCCTGTAGCAATCTAAAACAATATAATCACCTGCTACAGCACTTCCCCAATCAATGTCCATGTATAGTCTATTCTGTCTTTTATTGAATCGTAATTGCTTATCTGTGGTCAATAAGAAACCAATATCTTCCAGATAACTCTTTGTCATTGCATATGACAGCAATCCGTCATATCCTAAATTGAAAGCAATATCATTTAAAAATAATTGATATTTTACACTAAACATTCCGTTGCTGACATTTGCAGAATCAAACTTGTACAACTTTTCAATACCAATTACAGAGTCTGGTAACTGAATGAAGTTTGAGTTTTCATACCAATCAAAATTTACTGTAGCACCAGCAATGGTTGTTGATGTTGTGGTGGTTGTAATACCAGCACCACCTTCTCCACCTGCTCTGCCACGACGAACATCATCTGCTGTGAGTTGATATTTTAAAAACGTTCTTGCTACTCCATCAAAATGCCTTTCATGAAATAGTTGAAAAGCATCATCTACGGCATCATCAATTTGCTCATCGGCAACATTGATTTCCAAAACAGGAGCACCTAATTTTCTCAGACAGTAATCAATCAGTCCCTGTCTTGTGCTTGGCTGTGCCATTAGAATGAGCCTCCATCAAATACGTTTGTCCAAACTGGAACACCGGCACTATCGGATGTTACAAAATAATTTGAAGTGGTAATACCACCAGTTGTGGCAGCACTGCTAACTAAGAGTCCTGTGGTGTCAAAGTATGCAATTCCATTAGGACCATCAAAGTCACCCGCATCATAGTAAATACCGTCAGAAGCAGATAGGAAACCAACAACATTTGTGTGGGTGTTGATAGCAACATTATTGCCAATCTCTGAGTCTAAGACAAGTGCGCCCGTCTTACTATTTATTGTGTTATTTGTAGCATCACCCAGTTCGATGTTGGCAATCGTAGCAATACCAGTGATATTGAGATTCCTACCATTTACCTCATCATAGGTGATGTCACCAGCAACATTCAGATTACCACCAACAAATAGATCACTCAAGAATGTGCCGATACCAGTTACGGTAGAAGCACCAGATACTTGAATATCAGTGATGATACCTGCACCGATGGTTGCAGTTAGAATGTCACCATTCTGAACATCCAATGTAGTGATCGTAGCAGCAGTGCCGACAAGATCATCAATAATAGAACCACCAAGAACTTCTAACTTAGCATTGGCATCATCTGTACCAATACCAACA